ATTAACTTCATTGACGGTCAAGCACTAGAACCATATTACTTTGGTAACAATGACGCTAACGGTGTATGGAAACCAATTAAATACACAGGTATGTATGGCACTAATGGTTTCTACCTAACATTTGGTAACACAACATCTACCACAACACTAGGCTACGATAGTTCACCTAATGGTAATAACTGGACAACTAACAACATTAGCTTAACAGCAGGCACAACCTATGATGCTATGCTAGATGTTCCTACTAATACAAGTGCGACTGTGGCTAATTATGCTGTAATGAGTCCTTTAGATAAAGGCACTAGCATTACTTTGCAAGATGCTAATTTAACTCAAACTATTGGTGCAACACATAATGGCATAAGAGGAACATTTCAAATTCCTACTAGTGGTAAATGGTATTGGGAAGTAACTATTGGCTCTACTACTAGCAATTCTGTTATTACTGCTTTTGGTTTGGCTACTGCATCTTCAAGTCTAAATACCTACGCATATAACACTACTGGCACTTATTGTATTTATGCACAAGGAAGTCCAGCACTCTTATATATTACAAATGGTTCTTCTGGAACATCATTTGGAAGTGCTATTTCTGCTGGAACTGTTTGCGGTATTGCTTATGATGCAGACAATGGTCAATTATATTTGGCAATAGCAAATACTTATTACAATAGTAGTGGTTCAGGAACAGGAAACCCTGCTGGTGGAACAAACTCATCTATGGCTGTTTCAGCATCTTTAGGGCTATTTCCTTATGTTCAAACATATTCAAATACTAACTATATAAACTTTGGACAAAGACCATTTACATATACTCCACCAAGTGGCTTTGTAGCACTAAACACATATAACCTACCTACCCCTACTATATTACAGGGTAATAAGTATATGGATGCAACGTTATATGTAGGCAATGGAGTAAGTCAAAATGTTGTTACAGCAACTGGGTTTAAACCTGACTTTGTATGGATTAAAGATAGAACAACTGCTGGTCAAGATAATGGTTTATATGACACAGTTAGAGGTACAGGAAGAACTCTTTATTCCAATTTAACTAATGCAGAGTCTAGTGTTATTAGCACATTAACAGCATTTAATTCTAATGGCTATACTGTTGGCACAGAAAATATGGCTAACAAAGCTAATGATAACTTTGTAGGTTGGAGTTGGCAAGCAGGTCAAGGTTCAACATCGTCTAACACACAAGGCTCTATTACATCTACTGTATCTGTAAATACAACTGCTGGGTTTAGTATTGTGACATGGACTGGTAATGGTGTTGGTTCTGCAACTGTAGGTCATGGTTTGGGTGTTACTCCTGCAATGGTTATTAGTAAAGGTCGGTCTTATACTAATGATTGGTGGGTTGGTCACAAAGGTGCAGCTACAGGAATTTTACAATTAAATTCTACAAATGCTGTAAATAGTTCTAGTGGAACAAATGGTTCTTTAGGTTTTCAACAAAACTATACAAGCACAGTATTTGGATTTAATAACGGTTCATCAACTATTAACAATGCCAATCAAAATGGCATAACTTATGTAGCTTATTGCTGGGCAGAAATAGCAGGGTTTAGTAAATTTGGTTCTTACACAGGTAATGGTAATGCTAATGGAAGTTTTATATATACAGGTTTTCAACCTAAATTTGTTATGATTAAACGAACAGATGCGATAGAAAATTGGGTTATATGGACTCCTTTAGCTAATGGAAATGGTATAGCATCAAGCAATAACTTTTCTTTATTTCCAAATTTAAGTAATGCACAAGATACTACTCAAATAATTGATGTATTATCTAATGGTTTTAAACAAAGAGACTCTGGAACATTAGCAAACGCTAATGGAGGAACATACATATTTGCAGCCTTTGCATCTAATCCATTCCGCAATAGTAACGCATTTTAACAAAGGAAAAACATGGCACATTTCGCACAACTTAACGAAGAAAACATAGTAACACAAGTCATTGTAGTTGCTAACCAAGACACAGCAGACCAAGATGGTGTAGAGAACGAAGCAATTGGTATTGCGTTCTGCACTAACTTACTTGGTGGTAATTGGAAACAAACATCTTACAACGGTAACATCCGTAAGAACTATGCAGGTATTGGTTACAAGTATGATGCAACATTAGACGCATTTGTACCACCACAGCCATTTGCTTCATGGACTTTAGATGAAACAACAGCACAATGGAAAGCACCTGTAGACTATCCTACAGACGGTGGCAGATATACTTGGAATGAAGAAACAACTTCTTGGGACGCAGTAACAGAATAAGGAAAATGAATGGCTACTCAAAGAATAGCTTTTACAGAATGGCTACCAGACCAGCCTACGACTACTGGAGCATTATTAGAGGCTAATAACGTCTATCCTTTAACGATAGGTTATGGTCCATTTCCTTTATCTGCTGACTATTCTAACGCTGCAAGTGAAAACTTAAACAACGTAACTGCTGCTAAATTTGAACTTACTACTCAACTTTTTGCAGGTGGTTCTACTAAACTATTTAAGTTTAATTCAGGTACTACAAACTTAGATGATGTATCTAAAGCAGGTGGATATTCTAGTGCAGAACGCTGGAGTTTTGTTCAATTTGGTAACGCTGTATTAGCATCTAATAATGATGATAAAATACAAGCATGGTATGTAGGCACTTCTAGTGCGTTTGCAGACGTATCTGCTTCAGCTCCTATTGCTAAATACATTACAGTAGTTCGTGACTTTGTAGTCGCAGCTAATATTAGTGGTACAGCTAATAAATTACAATGGTCAGACATTAATGATGAAACAGACTGGACTTCAGGTGGTGCTTCACAAGCTGACTATCAAATACTAGCAGAAGGTGGAAACATTACTGGTATTACAGGTGGTGAATTTGGTATCGTCTTATTAGAACGTGCTATTTACCGTATGTCATATATTGGTTCACCATTATTCTTCCAATTTGACGCTATCTCACGTAATTTAGGATGTAATACACCAGGGTCAGTTACACAATATGGACCTAATACATTCTTCTTAGCAGATGACGGTTTCTATATGTGTGATGGTACTAATGTGATGAACATTGGTAACGATAAAGTAGATGAATACTTTTACGAAAATATGGCTTTAGCACAACAAGACACTATTAGTGCTGCTATTGACCCAATTCGTAATATTGTTCTTTGGAATTATCCTAATACTAACGGTGGTCGTTCACTTCTCATCTACAATTGGTTAGTTAAGAAATGGTCATCTGCTGATACTTCACTAGAATACATTGTATCTTTAGCATCATCCGGTGTTACATTAGAAGGGCTAGATGCTTATGGCACTTTAGACTCACTTCCTGCTTCACTAGACAGCCGTGTATGGTCAGGTGGTAAGTTCTTATTAGGTGGTGCAGACGGTGCTAAAATTGCTACATTTACCGGACAAAACTCTACAGCAAACATTACTGTAGGCGAGATGGAATTTGGATATAACTCTGTAGTGACTAATGCACGTTCACAAGTAGATAATGGCGCTGTCACTATGGCTATAGCATCTCGTAAAGAATTAAATGGTAATGTAACATATAAACCTACAGTCACACAAAACTCTGATGGCACATGTCCATTACGTTCTTATGGTCGTTATCATAGAATTAGAGTGACACCTACAGGCACATGGACACATGCTATATCTATAGACGTAGACTACACACAAAGTGGGAATAGATAATGTCAAAACGTGACATGTATCGTAAGCTAAATTGGCAAGGTGGTACGCCAAGAGAAGTAGCTGAAATTGTAAATAACTTAGTAGAAGGTAAGTCTAATAATACAGGCGATATTACTTTAGTAGCTTCAGGTGCTACATCTACTACTATTTATGATGAACGTATAGGTTATAACTCATATATTGGAATAGAACCTAAAACACAAACAGCAGCTAGTACATATTTTCCATACGGTGCGTTTCAAGACACTACAGACCAAAGTATAGCAACTATTACAGCTACTGCTAACGTTACATTAAATACTACAGACTATTCTTTAGGTACAAGTCTTGCAGATGGTTATAAGATAAAAGTAGACTATTCTGGTCTTTATAATTTACAGTTTAGTTTACAGTTTGTAAATACAGACGTACAAATACAAGACGTAGATGTATGGATAAGAAAAAATGGTTCAGATGTAGCAGGTTCTAATAGTAAGTTTTCTATACCAAATAGTCATGGTGGAACTTCAGGTCACTTAATTGCATCACTAAACTATTACATAGAATTAGCTAAAGATGACTATGTTCACTTAGCGTGGGCTACAACTTCTACTAATGTGACTATAGAGCAATTACCAGCACAAACTACACCTACTAGACCAGCAACACCTAGTGCTATTATGACATTGCAGTATTTAAGTGCTAATTCATATACTACAAACTTATTTACAGAGCCTTATATTAGCGCACAGTCACAAGGTCAAGCTACTATATCTCACCCTGCAAATACAGGCACAAGTAAGGTATATCGTTATATAATAGTAGGATGATATTACACTATATACCTAAAGATCAGTTAAGACAGCATTGGGACTACATTAAACATGGCTTAGAGCTTATAAGGGCCAAAGGTCATAATGAATGGATCGTAGAAGACATTTACTGTGACTGTTACGAAAATAGATCAATGTTATTTCTTGGCATTGTTAATGATAAAGCAGTAGGTTTCGTAGTACTTCAACCAATAGGTAATGCTCTTCATGTATGGGCCACATGGTCTACATTATATGATGAAACATTATTTCACCAAGCATTTAAAGAAATACAAGCAATAGCTAAACAAGGCGGTAAAACTAAAGTTACATTTACATCTGCAAGACGTGGATGGGAACGTAATGCTAGAAAAATGGGTTTTAAACCTCAAACATGGGAATATATACTTTAAGGAAGCAATATGAAATTACTGAATTTTAAATGGTTATTACCTGCATTAGGTGATTACTTTACATTCTATGGTGGCGGTGGATCAGGAGGCGGAGGTAGTGGTACGTCTACTACCAAGTCTGAATTAGACCCAACGGTAAGACCATTCGTAGAATATGGTTTACAAGAAGCTAAAGGTTTATATCAACAACCTGGCCCAGAATACTTTGGTGGTCAAACTTATGTAAGCCCATCTCAACAAACTACTTTAGCTTTACAAGCTGCTCAAAATAGAGCATTAGCAGGTAGTCCATTATCACAAGCTGCTCAACAACAACAATTAGGCACTATTGGTGGCCAATATCTATCAGCAGGTAACCCATACTTTACACAAGCTTTAGGTGGTGCAACTCAAGAAGCTACACAAGCATATAATGATGCTATTAAAGCTGCACAAGGTACTGCATCTTTAGCTGGCCGTTATGGATCAGGTGTATCTGCTGACATTCAAAACAGAGCTGCAAATACATTAGCTAATACTTTGGCTAACAAATATGGTGATCTTGCTTATGCCAATTATGCAGGTGAGCGTGCTGCTCAACAACAAGCTGCATTTAATGCACCTCAAATGGCTGCTGCAGACTATGCTGATATTCAACAATTAGCTAACGTAGGTAAAACTACAGAAAACTATCAACAAACAGCATTACAAGCTGCAATTGATAAATTTAACTTTGAACAAAACAAACCTTATCAAAAACTTCAAGCATACCTTGGTGCTGCTTATGGCGCTCCAGTTGGTCAAGTATCTACTACACAGTCTCAACAAAGTGGTGGTGGCAAGATCGTATGTACAATGATGAACGAACAAGCTTATGGCTTTGGCTCATTTAGAAATGCAATTTGGCTTAAACATTCAGCTAATATGCCTAATGCTAAAGTATATGAAAAAGGTTATCACACATTATTCTTACCATTAGTAGAATTTGCTAAAGGTAAAGGTAAACTCAACAAGGCAGTACGCAATGTATTAGCACATATTGCTAGACATAGAACTGCTGATATTTATAAACAAATGCGTGGCAATAAGAGAGACACATTAGGCCGTATCTATCGTGCTATCTTAGAGCCAATTTGCTACTTAGTAGGAAAGGTATCTTAATATGGGTATGCCAACATTAATAGGCGCTGGAGTAGGCGCTGTCGGTTCAGCAATTACAGGTCAAAGCCCATTAAAAGGCGCTTTACTTGGTGGTGCTACAGGTGGTTTATTTGGTGGATCAGAAAGCTTATTAGGAAGTAAAGTGGCTAATATGTTTTCTAGCGGAGTAACTCCAGGTGTACAACTTGGTGCAGATGCAGCAGGTACAGCTCTTACTCCAGGTATGGGTATTAATAACTTATTTAGCTCAGTACCTACTACAGGTGTAGGAACTAATTTAGGTGCTATTGGAAGTACTCCAATACCAGCAACAACAACTACTGGTGCATTTGCTGACGGCATTAATTTAACATCTGCAAACTTGGCAGGTGGTATGAATAATATTCCATTAGGTGCTATGGATACATCTAAAATATTTAACTATACACCGCCAACAGCTATGGATAAAATAACAGGTGCAGGTACTATGTTATCTGACTGGGCGCAAGCTAACCCATCACAAGCTTTAAGTTCAGGTCTACAAGGTTATCAAGCTCTTAACCAACCAGCTCCTCCACTTAATTTACCAGTAGCTCCTTCAGCTCCAATTACACAAAGACCAGCTCCATCATTAGGTTTAAGTGAAGATGAAAAACTCTTAACAAGACTATCACCTAACTATGGCGGCTTACAAGTTTATGGTAGAGGATATTAATTATGGCATTTTTTGACACAAATACTGGTTTTGGAGACTTGTTTAGTGGCATGAATATTTTTGGTGCTAGACAACCTGAATACTTGGGCGGTTTATTAACTACAGATCAACAAGAAAAGTTAAAAAACCAAGCATTACTATCAGGCCTTATTGGTGCAGGCGCTACATACTTAGCTACTCCTAAAAACCAAGGCTACGGATCACCGTTACCATACCTTGCTAAGTCATATCTAGGTGGTATGCAAGCATCACAAGGTGTTTATAACACAGCAACTGAAAATGAAATGAACAAGCTCAAGATCCAAAAAGAACTTAGAGATGCTCAACTAGACTATCTAAAAGCTATTCCTACTGATATTCGTGAGTTTGAATATGGTCAAAAAAACCCAGCATTCTTTGAGCGTCAAGAAAAACTAAAAACTTTAGCAGCTCCTAAAACTAATGTGGTTACTAACGTATCTAACAAAGAGTTTGCATCTAATGTTATTAAAGATCTTGAAGGTAGTTTAAATGCAGGTATGGATGCACAAAGCACATTGCCAACATATAGAACAATGAGACAACTTATTGATGAAGGTGTAAAAACAGGTGCAGGTGCTGAAACCGCTAAAACAATTTCTAAAGCAGGTCAATTACTTGTCCCAGGCTTTAATGTTGACGCTACTTCTAAACTTGAAGCATTTGACTCATTATCTAAAAATGTTATTATCCCTCAAGTTAAAAAACTTGGTGCTAACCCAACAAATACAGACTTGCAATTCATTGTTGACTCAGCTCCATCTATTGGCAAAACACCTGAAGGTAATAAACTATTACTTAATGCACTTGAAATTGGCGCTCAACGTGATGCTGAACTTGCTAATTGGACAGCAGACTGGCAACTTAAAAATGCTAACCTTATTGAAACAAGTCCATCACAAGCTAGAGCTAAATTGTTTAAAGACAAACTTGCATTTACTAAAGACTTGCAAGCTAGAACTGCTCCGGATGTTCTTGCTATTAAGTCACAATTGCCAAACATGGTTCAAAGCGGTGCAGGTGTTATTAAAAACAAAAATATACTATTTAAGTAAGGACTAAACATGGCTCAAGATCCAAAAGCAGTTATTCAAGAACTGTATTTTGACTTATCTGCTGGTAGAGACCAAGGTAATTTAAGTAAACAAGGTGAGACTGTTTTAAATGCTATTGAGACTGGTGTAGTAACACCACAAAGCATTGGACAGTATTTGCAAGGTGCTACATTAAATTTCTCAGATGAATTACTAGGTACACTTAATTCTGTATTTGGTAAGAAACCAGGCGTTATCTCTCAAGCAGCTAAAGAAGCAGGATATGGTGACATTACACCTAGACAAGCTGGTGTAGGTTTAGAGCGTTTAGCATTAGAGCAAACAGCATCTGAAAGTCCAGTTAGATCTATTTTAGAACAAGTTGGAGGCGGAGCTATTCCTGCTTTTATTAGTAAGGGAAGTACATTACCATTAACTTTAGGAAAGGCTGCTGTACAAGGCTTTAAGTCAGGTGCAATTGCAGGTTTTGGTGCAGGTGAAGGTAGCCCAACTGAACAATTAACTTCTTCAGCTATTAGCGGTGTAGCAGGTGGTATAGCATCCCCAGCATTACAAGCAGGCGCTAGAGTTATTAAGAATGTGTCTCAACCTATTCTTAAGTCTATGTTTGCTGATCCAAATGTAACAGGTTTACAAGCTGGTAGAAACCTTGTTAAAGAAGCATTAAAGTCTGACGTAGGATCAGTAGATGAAGCTATTAATACAGTACTTCAAAACTCTGGTAAACCATATACATTGGCTGATATTGGCCCTAATACTAGAGCTTATTTAGATGCTGTAAGTCTTATTCCATCACCAGCAAAACAAACTGCTAAGAAGTTCTTAGAACAACGTGATAAAGGTATTTCAGCACGTTTAACTTCAGACTTACAAGACGCATTTGGCACTACAGCATCATTCTTTGATGAGTTTAACGCACTTAAAACAGCTAGAACTGATCTAGGTAAAAAGATGTATGCTAATGCTTTTAATAAACAAGTGCCAGTCAATAAAGAACTTACAGACTTATTGGGCCGTCCAAGTGTACAGCAAGCTTATGCTAGAGGTATTAATATTGCACAAGAAAAAGGTATTAAAGTACCTAACGTTGCAGTCAATGCTCAAGGCCAATTAGTCACAGCAGATAATAAACTTGTTGATAAAGTAGATACAGAATTCTTACACTACGTTAAAATGGGTTTAGATGATCTTGTATATACAGGTAAGTCACCATCTAGCGGTATCGGTAATACACAATTAAACTCTATCAAAGATACTAGAGCGCAATTCTTAAATTACATTGACAAGAATAACCCATCTTATAAGTCAGCACGTAATTACTGGGCAGATGATACAGCTACTATGGATGCTATGCAGTCAGGTAGAACATTCTTAAAAGCTAACCCAGATCAATTAAAAGCTGATATTAAGAAAATGTCTACATCTGAAAAAGAAGCATTTAGACTAGGTGCTATGTCAGATCTTATTGAGCGTGTAGGTGGTCAGTCTACAGATACAGTTGTACCTATGACAGCTAACGTAGCACGTAACATTCTTAAAGATCCTAAACGTGTAGCACTTATTAAAGCTACTTTCCCAGATAATGAATTAGGCCAAAACAAATTTAACCAGTTCATTAAAAACTTCCAAACAGAAATGGAAATGAAAACTACATCTAGTCAAGTATTAGCTGGATCACAAACAGCAGGAAGACAAGAAGCAGCTAAAGCAGTACGTGGCACTATTGCTCAAGAAGCACCAAATATTGATGCACAAAGTCTCATATTTAACGCTCTTAAAATGGATGCTACACAAATGAATGAACAGCAACTCAAGTCAACAGCTAACGAAGTAGTTAAGATATTGACTGAGACTGATCCAAAACGACTACAACAAATTGCAAAAGAACTTACTACACGCAGACCATCTGAGGTTGTTTCAGATGTATTAACTAGAGGCGGAAGAGCGCTTATTAGTCCATACACAACCGGTGGCGTTGCTGGTAAGTTTGGAGCTACAACTCAACAAAGATATTTCCCAGGCCTTTTGGGTACTCCACAGTAAAGGAATAGCAATGAGCGAGATAGATCCATTTAAGTATGGTCAACTTGTGGCTCAAGTTGACCAGATGGAAAAGAAAATAGATAAATTAGAAGCAGGTATGGATGAACTTTTAGCGCTAGCCAATAAGTCTAAAGGTGGTTTCTGGGCCGGTATGACTATAGCATCATTTATTGGTGGTTTATTCACATTTATTATGCACAATTGGTTAGGAAAATGACATTCATTACAGAGAACAATATAGCGAATTTATATTCTGCATTAATAGAGTTCCCTGTATTTGATGAATATAAACTTCCGCCTGCATCCAAAGTAGACTTCGTAGTAGTGCGTGACGATACTATATGCGGACAATATGAACCGCCTGAAGCTGGTGAACCTCATGTTATCACTATATCTACAGCTAAATGCGGTCATTTAGATACAGTATTAAAAACTTTGTGTCATGAAAATTTTATCTGCATTTGCACCAGTTGTTATGGACTTAGGCAAGTCTCTTATAAACCGTTTTGTAGCACCTAGTGAATTTAAACCTGCTACAATAGAACAATATGCTAAAATGAAAGAAATTGACTTAGAGTTTTTTAAAGTCATGAATGAAGCAGGAAGTGGCAACCCATCTTATCCATGGGTAGAAGCCATTGCAAGACTTATGAGACCTGCTATTGGCCTTATTGTATTAGCAACATGGGCAACTATGCACCTACAAGGTATCGCAACACAAGAAGTAGATAACTTTGCTAGTGCTGTTGGTTTCTATCTCTTTGGGGAACGTAGTTTATTCTACATTAAAAAGAAATGATCGTATTAAACATACTAAACTTTATCGGTTTAGCTATACTTAAACTATTAGTTGTTTCATTGCTATTCGTAGCCATGGGCTTCTCGATATTATTCATGTATGCCATGCAATATCTGACTCAAGCACTTAACTATATAGACAAAAATGTTAATTGAAGTAAAACGGTTTGAATTCAAAGATACACATACAGTAGGTAAGATGTATGTAGATGGTGTATATGAATGTTATACACTAGAAGATGTAGTCAGAAATGGCAGTAAAGTTATAGGTAAGACTGCTATACCTACCGGTGAATACAAAGTCATTATAGACGCATCTGTACGCTTTAAACAAGATATGCCACATATACTAGACGTGCCTAACTTTACAGGCATACGTATTCATGCTGGCAATACTTCAGAACATACAGACGGATGTATATTACTTGGCACAACATGGACAGGTGGAGACTTTATTGGTAACTCTAAGTTAGCATATAACAAGTTCTTTAAGAAGTTAAAGCAAGCTAAAAAAGCTACTATTAAGATATGCTAGAGTATTTGATCTGCGATATTCTATGCGCTATAGATCACTTTAAATACGTTTTGTTATTCATTATTATGTATTTAGTGTATAATAAAGTATCTCAAAACTAGGAGAGTTACTTGAAATATAGATCAGTCTTAGTCATATCTGACATGCACATCCCTTATCACCATCCGGACGCATTTGCATTTTTAAAAGCGTTAAAAAAACAATTTAAGTTTGACCACATAGTCAACATAGGTGATGAATTAGATCATCATGCTATCTCTATGCACGAACATAACCCAGACTTATATTCTGCCGGACATGAATTAGAACAGTCTAAAAAGTATGTTCAAGAATTAGAAAAGATATTTCCTAAAATGACTATAGTTCATAGTAACCATAGCTCATTAGTATACAGACGTGCATTAAAACATGGCATGCCTAGAGGATACCTAAAAGACTATAATGACTTTTTAGGGGTGGGTAAGGGCTGGAATTGGGTGGATGACCACACAATAACATTAAGTGATAACTCTAGGTGTTTCTTCACTCATGGCCTCTCTGCAGACGTTTTAAAGGTAGCCCAGCAGTATGGAATGAATACTGTCCAGGGTCACTATCACACTAAATTTAGTATTGGATATTACAGTAACCCAGATGCACTTATTTGGGGGATGCAAGTAGGTTGTTTAATACATCAAAAGTCTATGGCATTTGACTATGCTAAGAATTTTAAAAGCAGGTTCATTGTAGGCTGCGGTGTAATTGTAAATGGACAACCTAAATTAATGCCTATGGTTCTTAACACAAACGGTAGGTGGATCGGAAAAATAGTATAGAAAGGTTTATCATGCAAATTCAGCCATTAATTGACCAGTTGGTAGGCGATAAAATTGTAGAGGCTGAAGCGTATTTTGATGAGAATGTACTTGCTTTAACATTCGAGTCAGGTCTTTATGTAGAAATTACAGTTGACTCTGTACACTACGAACTCCCAGAATTAGATGACTAAAGGATAGCATTATGAAAGTAATAAGAGGACTTGTCGTTGATGACAATGGTAAACCATTGCCTAACGTACCTAAGCTCACTAAACAAGACGTTAAAGATATGGCTCAGTATGCTGCATCAGGCGCATCTATGGCCATTCCTCCTATCGGCATTCCGCTAGGCATTTATGAAGCCTATCAAGGTTATAATAACCAAAACCCTATCCAAGGTTTATTAGGTGGTTTAACTACTGCCGGAGGCGTTGCAGGTACTATTGCTAAAGCTCCAGGCGCTGCATTAAAATATGCAGAAGGTCAACGTAAACTTTCACCAGTCAATATTAATATTGAAGCTACCTCTCCAAGTATATTACAAAAAGCTAGTGAGACACTTGGAGGCCGTGCATTATCTGATCTAAGATATGGTGCTGCTCAAGAAGGCGCTGCTGCTAAAGGCATGAAATATGCAAATGTACCTCCATCTAAAGTACAAGGTGTATGGGTAGATCCAGCAAGTAACGTAGAAGAATTTAACAGAGTATACAGCCAAAACTTAGGACCTATCAATAGAATGAATATTCAGAAGTCTGGACCATTGTCACAGTACGCTCAGTCTATGGGCGGTGATCTAGGTCAATGGGGTGTAGGTGCTACACGTTTTACTAAAATACCTATGAACTTAAATAAAGATGCTGCTAACGGTGTGTTATTTGAGAACGTATCATCTAAACAAATTATTGAAGCAGGTAAAAAGCTTAACCCTAAAGGTGGCGTAGTATCAGCAACGCCTAATGGTGGTATGTTGGTATTCGATCCTAACGGTGCTATGAGTGCTAAACAATTAGCAAGTGAATTAAAAGGCGTAGCTAAGAGTCCTAAATATGGACTCCTAGACTCTGCCTATTTTGATACTAGTGCTGCTGGTCAAGGTGCTTATATGAACCCTGTTGATGAGCTACTTCGTCTAAGAGGCTTTTAAGTCTTTTAGGTTCAAACTCGTATTCCTCATAAAAGTTATTTAAAGCATAAGATAAAAAAGCTCCCTTAGCGGCAGCTACTGCAGGATAATGAGCCTTGATATAAGGCTCACTTCCTTTCAATACATTCGCATATAATTCACCTAATGCTTCACAATAACACCGTTCTATAAAATTACATGCTACCTCAATATACTTTGGTACTCTGTGAGTTTTATAATGTTCTATTTGATCATCACTCAACCCTAGCCAGTCTATTAAGTCTTCATCATCTAAGTCTAGTCGGTGCTTCCATTCATTAAAGTTGAAGTGCGTCATCTTCTTCCTCCTCTTCAATGTCATGATCATACTTCCAAGCCTCAACTAAATGCTCTGCAATTTCATAGTAGTTTACTTCTCTTAAAAATGCTCCAGCATAGTCAGCTATTAAACCATCTCTATGATAGTCACAGAATACTATTTCATCTGCATAACTTTCTAACTGTTCGCTAAGATCAAACACATCCTTAGAATAGTCAGATATATCAAAGTAGTCAAATATCTCTAAATTAATTCTCCAAGTTTCATAATTAGACCATCCATTGTATGTATTATCTGTAGTCATT